TGCTTTGTGAATATTTCCCATGTGAAAAATCCAACTAATACAATTACTGAAATAATAATTAATGGCAATACATCGATTAACTTTGATACGGATGAAGATGAACCATCCATTTATAATGATAACAACTATACCCAGTTATAATTATAAGATATAATAATGCTACTAACCTTACGCTGATCGGTTATTATGAAAAATCAAATTCTTATTTATAAAAATGACATTGCTGTCTTTTTTCCATGGCAATCACGACATAACGCGACTAAATTATCTACATGGTTCGATCCACCATGTTCTAAAGCTATCACATGATCCACCTCAAACCAAGCGGGTAATTGACGTTGACAATCTCCACATTTCCATCCTTGTTGTGCAGCAACATATTTCTTCTTTGTTTCACTAACACTACGTTTACTAGAACCCTTTCCAGAATTTAATACACGTTTTTCAGCAGCACTCATACCTGCGGCACCTCCCACCATTGATGGTGCCGGTGCTGCATTCATTCCTGCTGCGCTCATCATTGCGCCACCCATAGCACCTCCCATTACAGCACCATTTATCGGATTTGGCGCCTGACCCCTTGTCATATCAAAAAATGGCGTTATCATATCTGCTGTATCTTTACTAATTGGCATGTATTTAATGAAATCGTTGGCATGATGAAGCAACTCCCTAGAGTTTTCTGGATTACGGCGTAGAAACAAAAAAAAAGATAGACCTGCAAATCCAAGTGTCGCCATTTTCACCCATTTCTGATTGGTTTGAAAGAACTTGATAAGCTGGCCATCGTAATATGTATTTGCAATAAGAATAAGCGTAATAATAAAGACAATGTATTCTGTTTTAATCATGTAAACGATTTACGCGTGAGGATGTTATATAATGTAACGATTATTTCATTACCGGTTATGATAATAGTAAGCGGCATATCCCAATCCTACAAGCATCATTAAGTATACCAGTTTTTCTCGATACTTCAACTCTTCCATGATTTGAACAGGTTTGGGGCGATAATGAAGATAATATTTCTCAAGAGCCTCGTGTAAAGAGATCTCATCTTTCGCGAGGATTACATTGTATCGGTTATGAATAAAATGAACCCAACGTATAAATGAATCGCGACTATCCAAATAGGGGCGAACCGGATACTTACTAATCATTCGGTCAAACTCAGCTGACATCTCAGGATCAGGAAGTAGCATGGAGAAATTCTGAATGAAGTCGTAGTACTTTTTTCGAACAACATCGTTAACATGATCTGGATAATTTACTGCTGCTGTCATTAAAACAAACCAAAAATGCGGACCCCATATTTTCGCATCTAGTTTTATCATCGTTTACTGCTTATTATGAAATGACATAAAAACAATAACAGAACTACGATAAGCGAAATGGATAATGAAATTCAAATACAAGTGGATTCAAGTGCCTCAAATTTAACTCCAGATTCCATTACGAAAAAGGTGAACAATCCTAAATCTGCTTTATCTTATTCTGAAATCATACAGTTACGTCAAAACAAACAAGGTAGCGCCGGTAGTGGCGCCACTACATCCGAACCCACCACCACCACAACCGAATCAAGCAAGTATTTCTGTAATAATTGCAATCGAACCAATCACGTTTATAATAATTGTCGTGCACCCATCACAAGTATCGGAGTCATTGCGTTTCGATGCGGCGAAACTGGTCCAGAATTCCTTATGATCCGTCGTCGTGATTCGTTTGGATTTGTGGATTTTGTACGTGGCAAATATTCTTTGAATGATGAAGCCTATATTCAACGTATCATCGATGAAATGACGATGTCTGAAAAAGCGAATTTGATGCGTCTTACATTTGAACAGTTATGGCGTTTGTTATGGGGAGAATATACACGCGGTAGTCAATATAAAAATGAAGAGCATGTCTCTTTTGAAAAATACCGTCAAGTTCTCGGGGGGATCCGAACAAAAGACGGGCGTGTTAAAACGCTACAACAGTTCATCGATGATTCAACGACACATTGGACGGAAACGGAATGGGGATTTCCAAAAGGGCGTCGTAACTACAATGAAAAAGACCTGCCATGTGCATTGAGAGAATGTCTGGAAGAGACCGGATACGATATTACTGCCGATAATGTAATTCAAAACATCGCACCATTTGAAGAGATATTCATGGGATCAGATATGAAATGTTATAAACAGAAATATTTCCTTGCAATGGTGGATTTAGATAAGAAACCGAAAAAGGCACACGACATTATGGAAGTTGGTCTCATGAAATGGATGTCATTTGACGAATGCATTCGATCAATAAGACCTTATAATTTAGAAAAGATTGGTATTGTTCGTAAAATCAATAACATATTGTCCCGCTATAGAATATTTTGAAATATATCCTTTTTATTTCGTATAGTTATATAAAGGATAACTGATTCAATACAAGTAGATTCAAACATAACATTCATGGAAAATCAGGGTATCGTAGTAAATGAAGATGAAGAAAATAGACCGATGGAGCTAACAGTAGCATCAGTTGCATCCGCTGCTTTGGCAGCAATGCCACCGAATCCAGAACCATTGAATGAGCCTAAATTGAAAAGAGTGATCAAACCCCGTGCAAAAGGCGCGGCTGTCGCAGCAGGTGGTCCACCGCCTAGTTCGAGAGATCGAATAGCACAGATGAAAAAAGACCTGGAAGATGGTCGTAAACGCATCCGTCCAGAAGAGCTCAACAACCCATTTAGTAAAGAGTTCAACAAGCTATTACTGAAAAAGGAGTTGCTTGAACGAGAAATGACGTTGCATGATATCGGAATATTACCCGGAAGCGACGATGAAGGTGTTCCTCCAGGTCTTTATCCCACATTAAATGATCCAAATTTCAATACCAAAATTGCGCTTCGAAAAGAGTTCTTTGATACCAAGATGGACGTAGATCATACAAAAAACGTGGAAGAAGAGGCGGAGATTTTGTGTAATGCCCAAATCGAACTCGCACCAAATCAACAGTTCGTTCGTAACTTTCTTTCTGTTGAAACGCCGTACAATAGCCTATTGTTATATCATGGTCTCGGAACAGGAAAGACATGTTCTGCGATCAGTGTTGCAGAAGAAATGCGTGATTACATGAAACAGATGGGAATCAACCAACAGATCATCGTGATTGCTTCTCCAAACGTACAAGAAAACTTTCGCCTTCAACTCTTCGATGAACGTGAGTTGCGAGAGATTGAACCGGGTGTTTGGAATATTCGCGCATGTACTGGTAACAAGTTCATCAAAGAAATAAACCCGATGAATATGAAGGGATTGACGCGTGACAAAATTATTAAACAGATCCGGCGTTTGATTTCATCGCATTATTTGTTTTTTGGGTATAATGAATTTGCAAACTATGCGCGAACACAAGCATCAAGTATTGGTGTTTCACAGGATGACGCAGTCATTCAAGAAGTGCGCCGCAAAACTGGGCTTGGTGCTGCGGCCGCGGTGGCGGCATCTATAAAAAAAGGTCGTAAATCCGCAGCAGATATTGCCAAAGCCGCGGAAATGGAAACATTGGCGATTGAAACGCTTTCTGTTGCAAAATTGCGCAAGTTATTTGCGAATACATTGATCATAATCGATGAAGTTCACAATATCCGTATCACGGATGATAACCGCGATAAACGTGTGGCAAAAATACTGTTTCAAATTGTGCAGAAAGTAAACAATGTGCGCCTTTTATTGCTATCTGGTACACCCATGTATAACAGTTACAAAGAGATCGTATGGTTGATTAACTTGATGAACTTGAATGATCGTCGCGCGACGATTGATATTGCAGATGTCTTTGATGATCGGGGAAATTTCCGTTTGGATGCGGAAGGTCGAGAGATTGGAAAGGATATTCTTATTCGCAAAGCAACTGGGTATGTATCATTCGTACGCGGTGAAAACCCATATACATTTCCGTATCGTATTTTTCCGAGCGAACATGCACCAGAACACTCATTACTTATACAATGTCGTTCTGGTCAACCTGGTTTAGCGTATCCTCGCACGCAACTAAACGGTCGTCATATTGATCAACCGATCGAGCACATTGACGTATATATGACACAGATTGGAGACATTCAAGAAGCAGCGTATCGGTTTATTGTGAATGATATGAAGGCCATGTATATTTACAAAAAGACTGCGATGGTTCGTCGAAAGAAAGCAATTGCCGCTGCTGCTGCTGCAGAATCTGGAGAAAGTGCTGGTGCTGCCGCCGTGAAGGGAAAAGGGAAAGGAAAAGGTAAAAAAGCGTTAGCTTCTGCTGCCGCTGGACCAGCTTCTGCCGCTGTTGATGGTGTGGATGAAACCACTGTTGTAGAATCAAGCGAGTTTCCATCCTTTGAAAATATGGATACAATCGGCTATGCTGCGGTACAACGTCCACTTGAAGCATTGAATATTGTTTATCCTCACCCATCACTCTTTGAATACATGAATAATCCTAACGATGAGTTTGACATAACGGCATGTATTGGAAAAGAAGGACTACGACACATTATGTCCTATGAAGAAACCGGTAATCCACCAATGCGTTCAAACTTTGAATACCGACCCGAATTTACACGTTCATTTAAGCTACCAAATGGAGAAACAACAACAAAGGCGTCGTCACGTATTTTTGCGCCAGAAAATATTGGACGATATTCTGCAAAAATCAAGAACATATGTGATACGATAATGAGGAGCGATGGTATTATCCTCGCATACAGTCAATATATAGACGGAGGAGTTGTTCCTATTGCACTTGCATTAGAAGAACTCGGTTTCACGAGGTACAGTGCTGCTGGCGGAAATTCGTCACTTTTCCGTAGTAAACCTACACAGAGCATCGATGCGATTACCATGCTCCCTCAACGCCAGCATCAGCAACAATACCCGAATCAGCCATTCCGTCCTGCACGGTATTCCGTGATTACAGGTGATCCCACGATTTCTCCTGATAACCTCTATGAACTTAAAGCACTTACGAGCGACGATAACACGCACGGTGAGAATGTAAAAGTGGTTATTATTTCAGTCGCAGGAAGTGAAGGTCTTGATTTCAAGAATATTCGCCAAGTTCATATCTTAGAACCATGGTACAACATGAATTTACTGGAACAAATCATCGGCAGAGCAATTCGTAACTGTAGTCATAAACGTCTTCCGTTTTCACGCAGGAATGTCGAGTTATATTTATACGGAACCCGACTTACAAATCCAGAAATCGAAGCGATCGACTTGTACCTGTATCGTCTCTCGGAATTCAAGGCTGTAAAGATTGGAGTTGTCTCTCGAGTCTTGCGAACATCTGCCGTTGACTGTCTTCTGAATGTACAGCATAATACACAGACAGCGGCACAACTGAATCAAGTTGTTCAGCAAAATCTCTCGTCGCGTAAACAAATCGATTACCAAGTCGGCGCGCGCCCATTTTCGGCATTATGCGATTATATGGAACGATGCGAATATACATGCCGTCCCACATTCTCGAATGGACGCCCGATTCAAGAACAACAAGAGCTTTATGGAATGGGTGATGATAGCGACGATGGCGACGAGAGTTCGGAAGGTCGTCGGCAAGCAGGAGATGTTCGTCTCGACACATTCAATGAAAAATTTATGTCGATGAATTTGGACAAAATTATTCACAAAATTCGTGATTTATACAAGGATGGATTTTTTTACAAGAAAACAGGTCCGAATGGTATTATTGCACATGTAAACGCAATTCGTCACTATCCAATTGCCCAAATCAATCTTGCGCTGACAACCATGGTAAGCGATCCGAATGAATATGTAAATGACAAATATGGACGTCTTGGTCGTGTTATCAATGTTGGCGACTATTACCTGTTTCAACCGATCGAAATCACGGATAAACGTATTAGTATTCATGAACGAAGTACTCCTGTACCATTTAAGCATTCGTCTATACAATATCCTCTTCCAGGTGAAGTTACAGAAGATTATTTGGGCGTCCGGCTAGGAGAAGGACCCGTATTAGCACCTGTACCTGCAGCAGCTTCTGCTGTTCCAAATAAAAAGATGGCAGATCGTGTCAATAAATTAGTAGCAACGGCGGCGACTTCTCAAGAAGGTAGAGTTGAAAGGTCTGAACTTGAAGAAAGGGACGAGGTTTATAACGGTGAGGCAGCGGTATTTGAACCGGAAGAGGCAGAACCCGTGAATGAAATCGAAGATCTGATTACCACACTTACAAATACATTTGAAACATGCCTAACTGTCTATGAAAAGCCAACCAAAGAACAAGACGAATGGTATTATTATTGTGGGAAGGTCATCGACCAAATCTCTCAGACAGAAGAATTTCAAATTACAAAGGAAGAGTTGCACGAACTTATTATTGCAAATCTTCTTGAGCACCTCTTATTTAATGATAGTCTTACGTTAGTGAATTATTTGTATGAAAAAAACAATTATTCAATGATAGTCAGCGATGGTGGTGGCGGGAGCAGCAGCAGTGGAGGTGTTGCAATGGTTCAGCCATTAATGCCATTTGAACGAATGTTGTTGAATTATTATCGTAACCAACTTATTATACGTCCATTAGTAGGACGTCGGGCGGCTGCAGCTGCGGCTGCTAGTAATGGAGGAACTGCAGCAACTGGTGCACCTCAAGATCTAGGACTACTCCTCTTCCATGAAAAGAAAGACCCACCTTACGCATTAGTTGTATTACCATACGAATCGAGAGAATGGCGACTTGCTGAGCCAGAAGATGAACGCGATTATGAATTACTTTTAGGAAAGTTACAGACGAATCATATCCAAAATATGAATATGGTGATCGGTTTCATCTCATTCTTCAAGAAAGAATACTTGATTTTCAAAGTGAAAGTCATGTCGAAGAAACGTGATAAAGGTGCCAGGTGCGATCAGTCTGGAAAAACAGAGACAATCACGACAATCAATACACTTCTTTCTTTGAATGCGGCTACATCTGGTGACGAGTATAAATTAACCATTGAAAACACAAAATTCAGAACACAGCGCGAATTATGTGTATTTCAAGAGTTTTTATTGCGCACGTTTCATCGTAACCGCGTGAATGGACGTAAATGGTTTTTCACACCATGCGAAGCGATATTGTGTAATATCGAAAAACTGTATATGGAGAAATAAAGTATAGTAGTATAATAGCTATATATGAATACAGCAACAATTTCAAAATACGCAATGCAAGGAACGAAACCAGTAAATGCAACAGGAGCGGCAGCTGCAGCAGCTGGAGGAGGAGGAGGAGGAGGAATGGCTCTTCAAGCCAAGCCAAAATTAGGCATCTACACTACTATCCTCCTTACACGAAAACTACAGGTACCTTTTCGAATCATTGGACAGAATGTAAAAGACACGTTGGAACACATTCTCTCGAAAATCGTGGAAGGAAAGTGTATGGCCGAAGGATTTATCCGTCCAGGAAGTGTAAAGATCCTGACATACTCCAACGGTTATTTATATGGAAAACATGCCATATTTGATGTTGTCTATGAATGTCTCGCATGTTCTCTCGTCGAAGGTGTCGTATTTTCATGTGTGATCAAAAACATAAGTCTCGCAGGTATTCGCGCCACATTAAATGAACCGAAATCACCTGTTGTCGTTTTTATTGCACGTGATCATCATTACGATCGCGCCGATTTTACACGTCTTCAAGAAGAAGAAGAGATTCGTGTTCGCGTCATTGGTCAACGGTACGAGATAGGAGATGATGCGATTTCGGTGATTGGTGAATTGGTGTAAAATACATCATATAATTTTAAAATTATATAATGTATATTTATTATCATTTGTTATTTTGTAACTTACGTTTATGAATTGTTTTTCGTTTATTTTTTCTATGATATCTACGGCTTTTACGTCTGCGTGAATGTATTGAACCTTTTTTATATTTTCCACCCATTACAAAATTACCTTGCGAAATTGCTTGTAAATTTCGTGCATGTTCGAGGGTGTGTGTATTTATTGACTTTTGATATTCTCTTTCAAAATCTTCATTATTATTATCACTTAACTCAAATATTGACTTTCCTAGGTTTGATGCATATAATACATCGTTATATAATTTATAAATCATATCATTATCCCTTCTATTATTTTTTAACATATTTTTAACTATATTATAATTACTACTTATCATTTTACATATTTCAGTGTGTAAAGACATTGCTCTATTTGAATTACCTAACGTAAACTCATCCTTACGTTCAGTACATTCAGTTATTAAATTTTGTATACGAAATAGTATTTTTGCATATATCATTACCTGAGTATCAATATTATATTTTATACATATATGTTCCATAAGCGCAATTAACTTATTTTTATACATGATATTATCCTTATTTCTTTCAACCAAAGTAATACTCGATCTCAACTCTTCTAGATCGCGCACAAGATCTT